CTTCTTTTCATTCTTTGCCTGCCTATACGGATTGTAATTTCTACCGCCGCGGAACGAAACCGCCACACCGTGAAGACGGAACTAGGCAATCAGCCACCTAACATTTTCCCGATTCTCCGGAGAGACACCAGTCCTCCTCACATTCATTGTCTTCCTACTCCTGTTGATAGTTTAAGGGAGTTTCAGTTCCCCCCCGAAGGGTTAACAACGACCACGCCGTGAGTACCTTCACGATTCAAAGAATTCGTATAGTACCCCCTCGTAACGGGGCCTAACTAGGCGCGTGGATCAAGTTTTCGTAACAACAAATCCCATGAGAAGGACTAGCCAGATTCAAAGGCACGTATTCAAAGATGAATATTATCCCGAGTCTGACCGAAATCCTGAAAGGCAACTTCATGCCATCCTGGTCCCCCCAACACGTCCATAGACAGGACAAAAAATTCCATTCTTGCTTAACAAAGCACCCCTCCCGACACAAACGCCGGGACAGAGGACCACCGCCTCCAATGTTTTTCCTTTTTTTTTGTCTTTCCACATTTTTACATCAGTAAGGCCCAACAACTTTCGACACTCAACGAACGAAGTGCGCGAAAGGCGAGCAAGCTTTCTGATCTCCATCTTACCGACTCTTCTCCAGCGCAAGGTTCCCTTCTTCCAATCGACCTCACGGTCTTCGGCTACAGGGTTCCATGCGGCATCGAGGAGGGCGTCAAAAAATTCATCGTCCTGAGACGAATCCTTTGTTTCCACCCGGTGCCAGCGTTCTGGGATCTTCTGCTTATGGTAACCAACTGAGACGGTGGGGAGAGGCGCCTCAGTATCCAACTTACTGTACCACGCTTCCCTTTGGGTGTATCCGCCGCAAGCAATAGCGGCATCGGAAACCCTCACACCAAGCCCTCGCCGGAGCGAACGCTGGTAGAAGAAAACCGACTTGCGATGCAAGCGGAGAAAATGTCCATGAAGCCAAGTACGAACGTGATTAGGAGACGCGGAAGCCAAGCAGGCCATCCGCTCCGCTATCGACGAAGGGTCCTCTACCGCAGAGAACCACCAAGTCGACCTCATCACACGTACGTGACTAACACCCTTCGGGGACGCAGAAAAAAATGTAGAATTAAGAGAAAAGAAGCGCTTGTCAACGAGAGTTTTTCCACTCGACAGGACCAAACCAGCTGAGTTAACACCAGCTTTCCAACGACGAACCTCCTCCGGGCGAGCCCGGAAGACAATGTCGTCCCCGTTGATACGAACTGGAACAGAAGGGCGCGGTACCAAGTACCTGAACGCCAAATAGTTCACCAGGCATAACAACGGGAAGGAAAGCAAGTTACCCATGAGCTGGCCCCTGGCCTGCTGTCCCAAAAACTCTCCCTTCGCCGAAAAAAATCCGCAAGACTGAGAAGCCAGAGCATGTTGAATGACGTCCGAAGGGACGTGGGTGCAGCGATCGAGAATCGAAGAGAGAATGAGGCGTTGAACCTCAAGACTCAGATTATCGGTCGCCGACTCATAGTCGCCGGACACAAATTCCTCACCCCTCACGGCTTCAAAGCCTTCGAAACTTCCCGGGACCGCTTCCCCTCTCAAGAACGGCTCTTTTTTTGTCAGAAAGGAATAGAGTGTATCATGAAGTGCCGACAAGGACTGCATCGACACCCTATTCTTTGTCACAATCCGATACTTGCCTCCCGTAAAAACGGATACTGCGCGAACTGTATTAGGAGTGACCATCCACGAGGGCTTGTGAGACCCCCGCAAATAATCACAAAACTCTTTCCTTTCTATTTTCATATGCTCGTCCATCAACACGGCACGAGCACCACCATCAGACCTCTTCTTCTCCCAACACGCCGAGGTTGGAAACGTCAATCTATCGATCCGCTGCCCATAGCCACGGTCCCACCCCACACGAAACATCTGATCGATGGCCTTACTGATAAAAGTAAGGAATTCGGGATCAGGCTGTACCGAGGGTGTGACCATTTTTTTCACGTACTCGTCCACACTGGGTGGACTTGACGCGGGCAATATCTTGCGGAATAGAAAAACGGAACCAAAAATGGAGACGCGTTTGGATGGGGAAAGGGAAGAAATAGCCTTCCCCCACGGATAGAGGTCATTATTTAAATTTTTTTTGTATTTTAAAATAGGAAATAAGTCAGGATCAAGAGCCAAACCACAAAAAGACTTGAGAGCCGAAATGCTCGAAAAAGTCAGTGTGGGTAAATCAACCCTAAAGGAGCGGTTGAAATACTCTGTCAAGCTCTTGAACCTGACAATGGAGGCCCGAAGACCC